ACGTGCGCCCGCGTGAGATAGTGGCCGAGGCCACGGGGCTTTGCCCCGCCACAGTGCGCCGCTACATAGGCCGCTACTGCCCCGACAAGCTGCTGCGCACCCGCACGGAAAAGTCCGCCTTCATGCGGAAAGAGGTGGAGCGGCTCTACCCCACCATGACCGTCTCCGAGATTGCCAACCTGCTCGGATGCACCATCTCCTACGTCAACAACGTCTCCTTCCGCAAGGGGCTGCGCCACAACGAGGAGACCCAGCGCCGCATCCAAGAAACGTGGAACAACAACCGCCAACGCGCATACGACCCCGATGTGCTTGCAAGGCGCGGGGCGGCGCAGCGGCGGCTCTTCAAAGTGGAGCGGTTGCGGATATGCTCCGGCATACCACAAAAAACGCGCCGCCACTTCCGCGAATTGCCCGTGCGCGTAATGCGAGGGCGCAACTTCCTCATACGCCGTGGCTACTGCCTGCCCGACCCCGATGGCGACTATCTCACGCTCATCATCAACCCCGCGTGCAAGCCCTTCCCCAACCGCATCAACGCCACCGAGCAGTATTTCGCCAAAAAATACGGAGTCAAATTCAAGCACGTGGAAACCGTGGCCGCCGAGGCCGGCTCAATCGCTTCGCCCGATTAAATCGTTTCTCTCGATTAAATCGAAAAAATCAAAAGGGAAAAATCTCAACCCCCAAACAATAAAAACCATGACCATCACCAACACCACCTTCAACGCCTTCCTGCCCGCCCTCCGCACGCCGGGCGACGAGGTTTTCACCAAAATGCAGGCCGCCATCGACCGCGCCAGCCAAATGCCCCACGTTGTGGAATATGAGAAATATTGCACCGATGAGAGCGGCCTGCTCCCCACGCTCGAACGATATGTGTGCGTCACCGCCGCCTACGAGGAGCTGCCCGCGCTCGACCTCGTGGCCACACCCACCGGCTTCGGAGTGGTGAGCAACCAAAACACCGCCCCCGCATCGCGCGACCGCGTGAATGCATACCGTGAGCAGCTGCGCATAGAGCGCACCTCCGTGTGGGAAGCCCTCCTAATGGGTCTCTTCGCCACCACGTGGAGCGACAGCCGCGACTGCCGCTCGCTCATCGTCTGCAACCTCTTCTTCGCCCCGTTCCTCTTCCGCCGCTTCGGAGTGAGGGACGAGGGGCGCGAGGTCTATTTTGAGGAGATGCTCAACATGCAGCCCGCGCTCCATCAGGCGCAGGACTATATTGAATGCATCATCTCGCCCGCGCTCCATGAGCGTCTTTCCCTGCTCCAGCCCAAAGAGGACAGCCTCGATGCCGTGCCCGCCCTCGCCATAGAGCGAAGCCGCCGTCTCATGGCCGCCATCATGCAGCGCAGGCCGCCACGCGACGTGCAGCGGCTCACACGCACCCTGCTTGACCACATACGCGCCCACAAGGAAGAGTTTCCCGAATACACCGCCTCCGCCGAGTACGCCGCGCAGACCGCCAAGCCCTACCAGAACGAGCGCGAGCACCCCACCTTCTTCTTCGGATGAGCGGGGGCGCGTCAACCGTTTCTCTCGTCTCAATCGTTTCAATCGAAAAAATCGAATGAATCGAATGATCCCCCACGATAAAAAAAAATTCTTGTCTTGTTAGTTTTCATAGTTCTCTTTTTTGTTATAAGATTTGGTTAGAGTGGCGGCCCCGCAGCGATGCGCGGCCGCCACGTTTTTTTTGCCTTTCAGCGCGTCACCTTGCGCTTCATCACGCGCACACCCCCGCCCGCACACGACGTGAAATCCCGATTTCATGACGTGAAATCCCGATTTCATGACGTGAAATCACCGTTTCACGTCATCTCCTGCCAGCGGCCTTTTTCCCCTTTTCAACCGTTTCTCTCGTCCCAACCGCCTCAATCGTCTCAACCGTCTCTCCCGAAAAAATCGAAAAAATCGAATGAAACGAGAGAGCCGCAAGAGCCGCCATTCTTCACGAAAAACCCGCGTTAACGAAGCCTAAAATCGCGAGAATTGTTTTTCTCACACGGGGGGGTGTTTCGCCGACTACACTGACTACACTGACTACAAATAGAAAATAACATCTGAATATCAAGAGAAAACATATAGAAAAACTTGTAGTAAGGGGGTGACTACAACTGACTACAACTGACTACATTTTTCCCAAAAAACCGCCCCGCTGACTACACCGACTACATATTTTCGCGTTTGTAGTCACCCCCTTTTTGTTGATAACCAAGCAAAAAGCCCCTTGTAGTCAGTTGTAGTCAGTGTAGTCACCCCCCGCGCCATTTCCTCACGGCGAAACAAAAGCGATTCGCGATTTTAAACTCTGTTAGTGAAAAATAAATATAAACAAGCTCCGCCAACTTCCGCAATTCCGTTAAAACGCTATTTTTGCGAGACCGCTGTTCGCGGCCTGTTTTCTCCCGCTTCAATCGCTTCAATCGTCTCAATCGTTTCTCTCGAATGACTCGAAAGAATCGAAAGAAACGACTGAACGCGCCCGCCATGTTTCCCCCTCTTGCCCTCAAAAGAAAATGTTAGTCATCACCATCGCCCTCCCGCCTTTTCTCTGCCAGTGGCTCAAGAGCCGCATGGGCGACCCTGCCCGCTTCCCAAACGGCTCGTATGAAAACGCCATCATCGCCCGCCACCTCTCAAAGAGGCCACCGCCGCGTGAGCCGCTTCAATCGTTTCCCCCGATTAAATCGTTTCTCTCGAAAGAATCGAAAGAATCGAATGAAGCCTCCCTCGCCCGCATCGCCGCGCCGTCGGTGCGCGGCAAGCCGCCGGAGAGCTGGAACTACCTGCCACGGCGCGGGCGCGATGAGCTGCGTGCCGCCATTGTGACCCTCTTCACGCTCGACCTTTGGAACTCGTGCGTATCTTTGCTCGCCAACCGCACGGCGTCGCTGGGCGAGGGGCTTGACGAGTGGTGCCGCTCACGCTCCATCACGCCCGAAAACCGTGAGGCCGTGCGCCAGAGGTTTTACCGCCTGCGCCGCGCCTACGCCGCGCGGGGGGTTATACTTGGCCGCCGCTACCGCAAGGGCGGCGCGGCGCGGTGAGAAAAAAAATTTTTTTCTTGACGCGGGCGGCGCGAAACGAACAAGGGGCGCAACCGCCTCAATCGTTTCAATCGATTAACTCGATTAAATCGAAAGAATCGAAAGAATCGAATGAATCGAATGAAGCGAAAAAATCGGATGAAGCGGCTCTGGCCGGCAAAAAATCTTCCCACATGAAAAAAGTATATTTCAACAAAATGCAGCGCGAGGTGTGCGCCATCGGGGCGCGTGACAGCGTGATTGTGGCAGGGCGCGGCACGGGCAAGGGGCTGCTCCACGCCGCCATCAACCTCAGGAACTTCCAGGCCATGCCCCGCTCAACCACCGCCATCATCGCGCCCAACGCCATACGCGCCAAGACCAACACCATCCCCTCCATGACCATGCACTGGGAGGCGTGGGGCTACAAGCGCGATGTGCATTGGTGCATAGGCCGCCGCCCGCCCAAGCAGTTGGGATGGCCGCGCCCGCTCATTGAGCCCGACGACTGGGGCAACGTCATCAGCTTCTACACTGGCGCGATTGCGCAAATCATATCGCAAGACCGCAGCGGAACGTCAAACTCCAAGAGCTTCGACTTCCTTGACATTGACGAGGCGAAGTTTATAAAGTTTGAGCAGCTGAAAAACGAGACGTTCCAAGCCAACCGTGGGCAGCAAAGGGAGTTTGGCCACTGCCCGTGGCATCATGGCATGCTCATCACCTCCGACATGCCCATTGACCGCAAGGGCAGCTGGTTCCTCCGCTACGAGGACAGACAGACCACCGAGACCATCGCGCTCATTGAGGCCATATTGGCAGAGCGGGCGCAGGCGTGGGGCGGGGACAAGAGTGTCCACGCCCCGCTCCTTGAGAAAGCCCTGCCCGAGCTGCGCCGCCATGCGCTGCTCTTCCGCCGCTACTCTTCGCTGACCAACATGGAGGTATTAGGCGAGGACTTCATCCGCCAGCAAAAGCGCGACCTCCCGCCCCTCGTTTTCCAGACCTCCATACTCTGCCAGCCGGTCACCATATTGAAGGATGGCTTCTACTCTTCCATGCAGCCGTGGCACAAATACACAGCCGCAAACTTCTCCTACCTTGACAGCACCGACTTCGCCGCCGTACCCTCCGCGCCCGACTGCCGCGCCGACTCCGACATACTGCGCGATGAGCCGCTGCGCATCGCCTTCGACTACAACCGCAACATCAACTGGCTCGTGTGCGGGCAGAGCGACGAGGGCGCGGGCAGGATGAACACACTCAACTCCTTCTATGTGAAATATGAGCGCAAGCTGCCGGAGCTTATAGCCGACTTTTGCCGCTACTACGACGCGCTGCCGCTCCACGAGGTTATCTTCTACCACGACTCCACCGCCCTCGGCTCTAACTACGCGGTCAACAACGAGGACTTCCGCTTTGTCATACAGAGCGAGCTGACACGGCGCGGCTGGCGCGTCACGCCCGTATATATTGGCCACCCCATGAACCATGCCGAGAAACACCTTTTGATAAACAACGGCTTCGCGGGAAACAACCGCCTCACGCCCTACTTCAACGAGGAGCGCAACCAAGACCTGCTCATCTCCATACAGACCGCCGGCGTTTACAACGGCAAGAAAGACAAGCGCGGCGAGAAACTTGCCGAGACCGAAGAGGACCGCCTTGAGGCACGCACCGACGGAAGCGACGCATGGGACACTCTCTATATAGGCTGCGAGAAGTTTCCCGCCACCTCGTTCCCGCTCGCCTCCTCAAGCAACTGGGCGTGAGGCCGCCTGCATATTCCGCCCCGCGAAAGGCGGGGCGTGGCGTTCCCGCCGTAGGGCGCCGGTGGGTTCGCTTCCAGAGGCGGAAGGATACGCCCCCGCGAGGCGCGGCCAGCCCCTTGTGACAGAAAGCCTTCCG